CCCGACCCGTCCTGGCACCGCGAGCACGGCTGGACTGATGCCGAGGCCGGGGAGGTGCTGGAGGAGTTCCGCGACTACTGGTGCGCCAAGGCCGGCGCGAATGCCACGAAGCTCGACTGGCAGGCGACGTGGCGGAACTGGCTGCGCAAGGCGGCCCGCGATCAGCGTCGCGGCCCGCGCGGCTGGCACGGGCAGGCGACCACCACCACCCGGGTGTCCGACGCGCTGGCGCTCGCCGAGCGGCTGGATAAGCAGGACGCGGCGTCCCCGCAGGACCGGCTGTGGTGAGCCGGGGCGACGCGGCCCGGCTGCTCGCGCTGGCCGCCGCGTTCGACCGGCGCACCGTCGGCGAGGAGGACGCCATCGCCTGGTCAGACGTCCTGGCCGACCTCGACGCCGAGGACTGCGCCAAGGCGATCCGCGATCACTACCGCGACCAGACCGCGTGGATCATGCCGGCCCACATCCGCACAGCGGTGCGCCGGGCACGCGCCGAGCGGATCACCCGCGAGCCCGAGCCTGTCCCGGACGCCGACCCGGATGACGTGCCCGCCTACTTGGCCGCGCTGCGAGCTGGCCGCCGCCGGTCGGCCCGAGGCGAACGCGCCCGCCCGGTCACGGCGTTGCTGAACGAAGCCGCGCGCTGGCACTCGCTACCGCGTGGAGCCGGCCGCGTGCCCGAGTGACCCGAGCTTGCCGGGCCGGCTATGGTCTTGCTTGACCAGACCGCAATGAGCGGGCTGGCGACCCCACCCAGGGAGACACCCCATGTACCAGCAGACCCCGTTCGAGCCCGTCGCGCGTCAGCCCCGCAAGCGCCGCCGGGTGTTCTTGTGGTTCTTCATCGGCGTGCAGATCCTGTTCCTGATCTGGATCATCGCCGGCACCCACGCCGCCGCGACCGACCACACCGCCTGCACCGGGCTGGACGCGCAGACCTGCCAGTCCGCCAAGGACGCCGGGGCTACCATCGGCGCCGGGCTGGTCATCGCCCTGTGGGCGTTCATCGACTTCATCCTGCTCGCGATCTACCTGGTGGTGCGCCTGTCGCGGCGCGGTGCCCGCTGATGGCCGCCAAGACGCTGGCCGCACGGCTGGAGGCCATCACCCGCAGGCAGGCCGCCGACCTGGAGAACGATCTCGGGGAGCTGTACGAGCTGCTGGAGATGGCGATGGGCGAGATCGACACGCTGAACGAATCCCTGTCCGGGTGGGCCGATGACGGTACCGACCGTGACGAGCGGGCCGAGCACGCCGACGTCGTCCCGGAGCAGGCCAGCGATCTCAAGGTCACGCTCCAGGCCATCAGCGACAAGCTCTACGGCACGGCGTGACACCCAAGGGGCAGCACGGCGGCAACCGGTCGCAGAAGTCCGGGCTCGCCCGGGTCGCAGGCGCGAAGGGCGGACGCCAGCACACTGAACAGGGCAAGCCGCACGTGCCGCAGAAGGTGATCCGGGCCGGGAAGGTCACCAAGACCAAGTCGACCAAGAAACCGGGAACCTGATGGAGCGCATGAACGCCAACCCCAACCCCGGGCGCTGCTCGAACTGCGGTGCGTCGTGGGCGCGGTGCGAGATGAAGCTGCGCCGCGACCAGCGGCCCTGCTGCTCGGCGTGCGCCACGACGGTGACCCACGACCAGGACCGCGTCGTGGAGACGGCCCGCACCCAGACCGAGGAGGATCTGCTCGGCTCGGCGCTGGCCACGGTCAACCGCCAGATCGAGCTGCTGGACGCCGCCGCCAGGGACAAGGCCAGCACCGAGGCCCGCGCCGAGTTCGAGTACAGGCTGGCATGCGAGCTGTGCTCCATGCTCGCCGACTACCTCAACGGCGTCCCGATCAAGCTGTCCGAGCTGTCGGTGGAGGCCCGCCGCCGCATCATCGCCTACCAGCACGCCGCTGGCCTCGGGCAGCTCGGCATCGCGGGCAGCGACGAGCACGGCCCGCTGCCGTCGGTGCCGCACGTCGAGCGCGCCCGCCGCGACGTGCTGGGCAAGGTCATCGACGTGGACCCGCTGTGAGCGCCCTGCTGTCCGGTGCCCCGCCGCTGGCGATCTCGTACGGGCTGCTCACCCGGACCCTCCAGGACGCCGGCTGGATCATCACGGTGTTCAACCCGCACCCGGACCGGGCCGGCTTCCAGCTCCACGGTGAGCACCGCCACCGCGTCGAGACGAACGGTAAGCCGCTGCGCTGCTCGATCATCGTGTCCCAGCATGTGTTCGATGACCAGGACTGGCTGCACGCCTCGATCTATTTCGGGGACAACACCACCCCGACCTACCAGGACATGGCGATGCTGCACCGCGCCGTGTTCGGCCGCCGCCGCCACTCCTGGCAGTGCTTCGTCCCCGCCGACCAGCACGTCAACCTCAAGGAGGTGCTGCACCTGTACGGCCGGGTCGATGGGCGCAACGTGCTGCCCGACTTCCGGATCCTGGGGTCGATCTGAGCACCTACTCTAAACACCGCGCGCGCCCTGGAGCCCAGTGTTTCCGGGGCTCGCACGGCCTACTCGAAACGAGCTTGAACGCCGGCTTGCGGAACTGTCTGGGGTCCGGGCTATAGTCTTACTTGACCAGACCGTTTCCACCCAAGGGAGACCGCAATGACGATCCAGACCACCACCCGCAACGCGACGCTCGACGACATGGTCGCCCTGCTCCGCGACCAGCACGCCCGCAAGCTCGACGTCGTCGCCCCGGCGACCGCGCTCCGCTCGCGCAACGCCTTGATCCACGTCCGGGGCGCCGAGCAGATCCTCACCCCTGACGGGGTCACCACCACCGACGGCGTGTACCGCCCGACCGTCGTGTTCGACGAGGGCATCGCCGACAAGCTCGGCATCCCGCTGGCCTACGTCCGCAAGCTCCGCGAGACCCGCCCCGACCTGTACGACGCCAACGTCAACGGCTGGCTCCACGGCCGGTCGGTCACCCGCCTCGACGCCGGCACCGAGGTCATCGCCGAGCCCGACGCCCGCTCGTTCCTGGTCCGCGCGTTCCGCGACGACGACGGCGGCACCGGCGTGGTCCGGGCGCTGCTGTCCAACGGCTACGGCGTCATGGACAACCTCGACGCCCTGGTCGCGGTGCTCGACGGCGTGCAGCAGGCCGGGGTCAAGGTCGAGGTCGGCCGCTGCGACCTGACCGACCGCCGCATGTACGTGCAGCTCCGCTCGCCGGAGATCACCGCGCTGGCCCCCGAACTGCTCAGGGGCTACCGGTCCCCGTTCACCGGCGACTCGGGCGACAAGCTGCCCGTGGTCTCGGCCGGGCTGGTGCTGCGCAACTCCGAGGTCGGCGACGGCGCCTGGAGCCTGGCCCCGCAGATCGTGGTGCAGGTCTGCACCAACGGCATGACCGTGACCCGCGACGCGGTCCGCGCGGTGCACGTCGGCTCGAAGCTCGACGACGGCGTCATCCGCTGGAGCCAGGACACCGCGACGAAGAACGTCGAGCTGGTCGTGGCCAAGACCCGCGACGCGGTCGCCAGCTTCCTGTCGCCGGAGTACCTGAACGGCGCCGTGGCCCGCCTGGAGGCCAAGGCCGGCGCTCCGGTCGGCAAGGCCCAGGACACCATCACCGCCGTGGTGAAGCGGCTCGGGTTCGCCCAGTCGCACATCGACGGCATCCTGGACCACTTCATCAAGGGCGGGCAGGTCACCGCCGGTGGCGTCGCGCAGGCGTTCACCTCCTACAGCCAGACGATCGACGACGCCGACGTCGCCCACGAGATGGACGCCAAGGCCATCGAGGCGATGGAGTTCGTCGCAGCGAGCGCGTGACGCTCACCCCGACGTCAGCCCCGGCGCAGCGCCCCCCGACGCTGCCCGGGGCTGGCCCTCACCCGAGAGGATCCGCGATGGCGACTCGCACCCGAGGCAAGCAGCTCGACACCCGCGCTGCCGCCGCCAAGGCCGGCATCGCGCCGGGCTCGATCCAGCGGCTGCGCTACCGCGACCGCAAGGAGCCCCGCACCTACCCGGCCGGCCACGAGCGGGCCGGCAAGCCGTGGCCGCGCTTCCCTGCGCCGGACGGTTACGTCGGCAACGTGCCGTGGTGGTACGAGTCGACGCTGGATGAACACCTCGCCGAGCTGCGCGGCCCTGGCCGCCCGCCGGCCCAACCCAAGGAGAACGGATGAGGACAGCCAAGCAGGGCATGGCCGCGTGGGCGGCCGAGGTCGCGCACGATCAGTCAGCGATCGCCGACGCCCGCAAGGCCGTGGTCTCGGTGCACGACCGACTGGGCATCAGCGACCGGCAGGCCGCCGAGCTGCACGCGGTGCTCGACGCCGAGCAGGCCCGGGTGCTGGATCGGTTAGCGGCCCGGGCGTGAGCCCGCGCAAGGCGCCCGAGCCTGAGCCGGACCTGTGGCCCCCGGGCCACGCCTGGACGACGACGGTGAGCCTGCGTCTGATCTGGACCGACGGGCGCTGGCAGGTCGCCGCCGACCCGGCCCTGGTGCGTGACCCAAACGGCTGCGTGTGCAACTACGGGCTGCACCTGACCGCCTCGCCCGATGTCCGCAACCGGTGCCGCGCCATCGCGGCCAACCTGGACGCCGAGCCGATGCCGTCGCCGATGCAGCTCGCCCGCCAGCTCGCCGCGCTGGCCGGGCTGATACTGGCCCCGATGCCCGAGGAGGACACCCCGCATGCCGAAGCCTGACCGCACCGCGTTACCCGTCGAGACCGTGCCCATCGAGAAGATCAAGACCGACCCGGACAACGCCCGCAAGCACAACCGCCGCAACCTGGACGTCATCCGGGCCAGCCTGTCCCGGTTCGGGCAGCGCAAGCCGCTGGTGGTGAACGGCCGGTACATGGCGATCGCCGGCAACGGCACCGTCGAGGTGATGCGCGAGCTGAACGCCGAAGCGGCCGAACAGGACCAGCCGGCCCCGTACGCGCAGGTCCACGTGACCCGGTTCCCGGGCACCACCGAGGAGGCCCGCGCCTACGCCATCGCCGACAACCGCTCCGGTGAACTGGCCGAGTGGGAGCAGGCGGTGCTGGCCGAACAGCTCGACGGGTTCAACGCCTCCCTGCTGGACGCGGCCGGCTTCGACCAGGTGGAGCTGGACGAGATCTTGGCCGCCGCCGCCAAGGCCGAGGCCGGGGGCAGCCAGTACGGCGAGCAGCAATTCCCGGGCCAGCAGCCCCACGCCGGCATGGCCGCGCTCGGCGAACGCTACGAGGGCAAGGCGACCCGGTCGCTGTACTTCGAGTACACCACCGACCTGTTCGCGTGGGTGGTGGAGCGGCTGAACGACTACCGCACCGCCCACGAGCTGCCGAGCAACGCGGAGGCGCTGATTGCCGTGGTGGCCGCCGTGTCGGGGCGGACCCCGCCGGCTGGCCAAGCTGAGGGCGACGGGCAGCTCACCGACCCCGAGGCTGAGCCCGAGCAGGCCGAGGAGCCCTCCGATGCCTGAGCCCACCCGGCTGGAGCGGCGACGCCTGCTCACCCGCGAGCAGGCCGACGGGCTCGTCGGGGAGCTGGTCGCTGATGACCGCGCCGCGATGCAGCTCGTGGAGCCCACCATCGTGACCGACCCCGACCTGGGCGAGCCCGTGTTCGCCTACCTGCCGCTGCCCGACGGCTGGGTCGGCGCGCTCACCCAAGCGGTGCTGGCGATCGACGGGTTCACCGGGCTCGGCCGCGCCGGCAAGCTCCGCTCCCTGTCTCGGACGTTCGGGATGGCTCCGCGCCGGCCGACGATGCTGCACGACTCGTGCCGGATCACCTCGCTCGCCCGCGACATGCCCGAGGTGCACAACACCCTGGCGATGCTGTCGCTGCACCTCGGGGACATGCTCCGCAGCTTCGCGCCGGCCATCGCCGAGCGGGACGTGCTGACCATCGGCGAGATCGACGACGACTGGCGGATGGCCCCGCACAGCCACTGGACCTCCGGCGTGGTCAATCACACCGCGCAGCTCCCGTACCACCGCGACGGCATGAACTTCGACGCCTGGTCGGCGATGCCGGTGATCCGCTCGGGCGTCTCGGGCGGGGGGCTGCATCTGCCCGAGTACGGGCTGACCACGTCGTGCCGCAACGGCTACGTGGTGTTCTTCAACGGCTTCCGCCTGGTGCATGGGGTGACACCACTGACCCGGATCCGCCCAGCAGCAGCAGGCGTCCCGCGCGGCTACCGGTTCTCGATCGTCTACTACGCCCTGCGGGGGATGAAGGACTGCGCCACGTTCGCCGCCGAGCTGGCCCAGGGCCAGGCCAAGCGCACCGAGCGTGAGGAGAACCAACGGGCTGTCGTGAGTGGGGAGAAGTCATGGCGATGACGCTGGCGCAGGCTAAGGCCAAGATCGGCGCGAAGGTCCGCTACCACCCGCCCGGCGCGAACACGACCGCCCGCACCGAGGACGGGCGGATCTCCTCGGTCAACGACCGCTACGTGTTCGTGATCTACGTCGGCGGCATGGGCGCCAAGGCGACCCGCCCCGATGACCTGGAGCTGCTGCCGTGACCGGCTCCTGGACGGAGGGCACCGGCTGGGCCGACTACTGCACCTTCCACCACTGGCAGCTCAAGACGGGCGATGTCGACCCGGTCTACCCGGTGCTGCGTGAGGTCGGTGAGCTGCTGGATCTCGACGGTGAGGCCCGGCTGTGGCTGACGTTCCTGCACGTCGCCTACTACCACCTGGGGAGCGCGCTGGCCGCGTTCGAGGCCACCGACGGGAAGGTGGCGATGCCCCCGGCTGAGCTGGTGCTGCCGACGGGGGTGGAGCGCCGGGCGCATCGCGACCACCGCCAGCTCCGGGCGCATCTGCGCTCGCTGGTCGACACGATCGACTCCTACGGCGGCATCGTCCCTTGGCTGGGTGGCGCCGCGTATGGCACGGGCTCCAGCCAGGACCGCTGGTCGGCCGTGTCGAGTGCGGTGACCCGGGTCCACGGCAACGGCCGGTGGGCCGCTTTCAAGACCGGCGAGATGCTGGCCGCCGTCAACGGCTTCCCGCTGGCCGCGCCGGACATGGGCCATGCGAACAGCACCGGCCCCCGCCACGGCCTCGCGGTGCTGTACCCGGACGTGCCGACTGGCAACCACCCGGACACCCTGGCCGAGCTGGACAAGCTGTCCCTGGCCCACCTCGCCGCGCTGCATGAGGCCGGGCTGCCGGCCACGCTGGAGACGGCCGAGACGACGCTCTGCGACTGGCACGCCGTCACCGAGGGCCGCTACTACGTCGGCCATGACGTCGACCAGATGCTGGATCAGCTCCGCAAGTCCCCGACCCGCCTCGACGGGGTGGCGCTGATCGCCCGTGGGCGCGCCTTCGAGCCGCACCTGCTCGGCGAGGTCTCCGGCTGGCCGGGGGTGCGCAAGGAGTTGAACCGGCTGTACCGCGACCGGGGCCGGCTGCTGTGGTGGCTCGACGGCGTGAGCGCAGCATGATCGACCGCAAGGGCCGGCGCGTCCGCACCCAGACCGTCGAGGAGAACGCCATGTGCCGCGACTGCCCCGAGGGCCGCTCGACGGTGATGGGCGTCGGTGGCCTGCTGACGGTCCGACAGGGCTACGCCCACCACGACGAGACCGGCCACACGGTCATCATCCAGCGGATCAAGCTCAAGGAGCTGAGCCGGCCGTGACGCTTCACCTGGAGGGCATGGGGTGGTTCGGCTCGGCGACCGCGCTTGCCCTGGAACGCGCCGGCATCCCGTTCACCTGGAACGAGATCAACTCCCCAGTCCAGGCATGGCGCGCGAGCACCGGCATGGTCTATCCCGCCGGGGATGCCCGGTCGCGGCGCAACCTGGACCTGTGGTGGAACTGGTACGAATCCAAGCTATTCCCGCCCCGCACCGTCACCCCGGTCGCGTACGTCTACAAGCACAAGCACCCGCCGCACGAGGGCCACTACGACCAGCTCGACCTTGGACCGTTCCGGGTGGCGAAGCTGTCCGCGATCGCCGTGGACGTGCCGTTCATCGTCGACTCGGCGCGCCTCCAGTTCGCCGGCCGCCGCCGCGAGGCCGCGCCGCGTGGCGCACGGGTGATCCGCACCCACGGGTTCACCGAACGCTGCGCCGGCTTCCGGTGGGGCTGGAGCTGCCAGGTGCAGCTCGATCTACCGCCCGAGCTGGCTGGCCTGGCGCACCGCCCGGCGCTGTACTCCCGACGCGGCCGGTTCCAGATCGTGTACGCCTACGTCATCCCGACCAAGCCGGGCTGGTGGTGGGCCGGCTCGTCGCTGGTCCCGCAGCAGGTCGCCAAGCCGCTGGATGCCCACAAGCACCTGGAGCGCTGGCTGGACGCGTGGCGCGAGCTGTGGCCTAGCGTCCCGGTCACCGGCGTCGGCGAGCTGACGCAGGGCTGGCGTCCGGTCCCCGTTGAGGGCGACACCGGGACGCTGGACATGCGCTCGGTGCCGCCGCTGTGGCACTCCGGCGTCCGCTGGGCGCCGGAGATCGTCGATCGCCTCGTGGAAGTGGAGCGCCGCCGTGGATGAGCTGATCGCGCACCTTTTCGGCGACTACGTCGTGCAGTCGACCTGGATGGCCGAGGGCAAGTTGCGCGCCCATGGCCCGGCCGCCGCGCACGCCCTGACCTACGCGGCGTGCTTCGTGCCGCTGACACGCTCGCCGGCCCGGCTGGCGGTGATCGCCGGGACGCACTTCGCGATCGACCGCTGGCGTCTGGCCCGCTACCTGGTGTGGGCCAAGAACCAAGCCGCGCCCCGGGCCTACCGCTACGAGCTGGCCGACGCCGGCCGCTCGGGCTACATCGAGTCCCAGCCGTGGCTGCACGTCTGGCTGGGGATCATCGCCGACAACAGCGTCCACCTGCTCATCAATCGGCTCGCGCTGAGAGGAGACCGCCGTGGCTGAGTGCGTGTTCTGTGGGCGGATCGAGCGCGACGAGTTCGACGTGTCCGGCTACGGCGCGGTGTCGTTCGTGCCGTTGAAGCCGAGAGTGCCAGGACACCGCCTGTTCCTGCCGGTGCGCCACGTCGTGGACGCCCGTGACCTCGGGGGGCTGCACTCGGCGACGGCGCTGGCCTCGTCATGGGCGAAGGACTGGGAGAACAACCCGGGCTATCGCGATGACTTCAACCTGATCACGTCCGCCGGTCCGGCGGCCACGCAGACGGTGCTGCATCTGCACGTCCACTACCTGCCGCGCCGACCGGGCGACGGGCTGCTGCTGCCCTGGACGGAGGCCCATCGTGGCTGACCTGGTCTACCTGATCGGCCCGCCGGGCGTCGGCAAGACGACGCTCGTCACCGCGATGGTCAGCGGGCTCGACGGCTTCGCCGAGCACTTCACCCCGATCCCGCACTTGCGACGCGGCGAGCTGGTCATGCCCGGCCGCAAGCGGGAGCCGTTCGGCGGCACCGACACCCTGGGCATGTCGATCGCCCGAGAGGCCGAAGCCTGGATCAGCTCGATCCCGGCGCCGCTGGTGCTCGCCGAGGGCGACCGGCTGGCCTACGCGAAGTTCTTCGACGTCGCCGAGTCCGCCGGCTACCGGCTGCACCTGCTCCACGCCGTGGCCAACCCTGGCACTGTGGCCTGGCGCCGCCGCCACCGCGCCGAGGAGGCCGGGACGCGCCTCCAGAACGAGTCCTGGGTGCAGGGCCGGGGCAGCAAGGCAGCGCGTCTAGCGGCCCGGTTCGGGGCCGCGCAGCTCGACCTGTCCCATCACGGCGCGGAGCCGATGGCCGCGACCGTGTTTGCGCTGCTCCGCAGGCGGGGAGTGCCGGTGAGCCTGCTTTGCCGAGATTGACAGACCAGACTATTGTCTGGGTTGGACAGACACCCCACCCAAGGGAGCACGCCATGACGACACTCGCGTCCACCGCCTTCACCCACCGCCACGAGCTGACCTACCTCCGCAGCGTCAGCACCGGCTGGGACATCTCGCAGCCCGACGCCCAGTACGGGCACCGGCACGGCGTGTGCCGCGACTGCGGACGCGACATCACCCAGCTCGTCGAGGCCGGAGTGAAGGCCCGCGACAACCGGCACCCGTTCCGCACGAGCGAGGAGCTGGAGCTGATCGAGGCCGCGCACGCCGAGGCCCTGACCGTCTGCAAGCACTGCGGCGCGGCCGGCCACTTCGCCGACGAGCCCGCCGTCCGGACCTTCACCACGATGAGCGTCGGCGGTAGCCACGGCCCGTCGATCGAGGCGACCGACGCTGAGGCCGCCGTCGCCGAGGCGACCCGCCTGGGCTACGAGGTGCTGGACGTCGTCGAGGGCGACAGCGGCGAGCTGGACATGCTGGTCATCCCGGACGAGCCCGCGTACGACCCGTTCGCCGTCGAGACCTGGAACGAGCGGCTGTAGACGGACCGGGCCAGCCCAATCCCCCGGGGGCTGGCCCGGCCACCCCATGCCGGCCCGGGCGATGCTGACTAGCCTCCGTTGCCCGGGCCGGTGATCATTCCGAGGAGGAGCGCCTTGATCATCCTGTCCCACCACGCCCGGTTCGCCGCGATCCACGCCCTGGATAACCGGCCGCGCACCGACCCCGAGGGGCGCCTGCACGGGCACACCTTCGACGTCACGGCCCGCTTCGACGCCAGTAGCGGCGACATCTCGCCGACGGCCGAGATCGACTACTGGCTGGCCACCTACATGGACGGGGTGAACCTGTCCGACACGCTGCCGTTCCCCGCCTCGGGCGCCGCGATCGCCGAGCACCTGTTCGGCGTGTTCTACCAGTTCACGCCGGCCCTGGTCGAGGTCGAGGTGATCGTGGATCAGGGCGCCGGCTTCACCTACCGACCCGACGACGCGATGCCGTCGGTCCCACCCGAGGAGACCTGAGATGCCCGAGCTGACCACCCACGTCACCACCACGACCCGCCACATCATCGAGCTGGCCGAGGACGAGCGCTGGGTGGAGACCCGCCACTACGGCAAGCAGCAGTTCGACGTTGACACCATCCTGATCGACATCGAGACCGACGACCGGGCCAACCCGCCGAAGGTCAGCATCCACACCCGGGGCAAGCGTCGCTTGAAGGCTGGCGGCACGAACGGCGCCATGCTGGGCAACGGTTACTACCCGACCCGGCTCCTGGTCGACAAGAGCCTGCCGGCCGAGATTGCCGCCGCGATCGAAGCCGCTGGGGTGGTGCTGCCGTGAAGCTGTTCCAGGGCATCCCGCGCTACCGCCTCGACGAGCTGACCGCGATGCCTACCACTGCGCAGGACAACTTCGGCGACCTCAAGTGGGACGACGGCCGGGTCCGGCTGTGGCTGTCCCGCACCGGGCTGGCCGACGGCGAGCCGTTCGCGCATACCGTCACCGCCGAGCTGTGGGACGCCCGCACCGGCGCCTGGCGCCTGCTCTACCACTACGACGCGAAGCGGCCCTCAATCGTGTCCTGCCCGGGGGGCTGCTGATGCCCTACGCCGAGGGCACGAACGTGTCGGTGGACCGCTCGATGAGCGAGCTGCAAGCCCTGCTCCGCAAATACGGGGCTAGCGGGTTCGCGTTCGGCTCCGATGACGACGCCCGCCAGACCCGGGTGCAGTTCAAGCTGGCCGGCCGGGTGTACCGCCTGGACGTCGCGCACCCCGACCCGGCTGCGTACCGGGTGCGGATGAACAACGGCCAGTACCGCTCCGAGCAGGCCGCTACGAACGCCGCCGCCCGCGAGGAGCAGCGGCACTGGCGCTCGCTGGTGCTGGTCATCAAGGCCATCCTGGTCGGCGTCGCCGACGGCGTGCTGACCGCCGAGGACGCCCTGATGGCGTTCACCGTGCTGCCCGACGGGTCGACCCTGTCGCAATGGGCCGCGCCGCAGCTCGACCACGCGCTGTCCAGCAAGCAGATGCCGGGCCTGCTCCCAGGCGCCGGCCCGATCCCCCTGGAAGGACGCCGATTGTGACCCACATCCCTGACGAGGCCGACCTGAAAGCAGTCGAGGAACAGGTCGGCCTTGGCGTGCCCACCGATCCCGGCGATGTGTTGCGGCTGATCACCGAGATCCGCCGGGTCCGCGAGAAGCCCAACGCCGACGAGCTGATGAACTGCTCGCTTGCCACCGGCGCGCTGTTCATCATGCTGGGCGACCCCCGCCTGCGCGAGCTGTACCCCTCGCTGGGACGCGTCGTCACCCTCGACACCGCGTCGTTCGGCCGCGCCGGGCTGGAGATCGAGCTGGGCATGCTGCGCTCGCCGTACCGGCTGTTCGTCGAACGCGTCCCGGACTTGGAGGACCGATGAGCCTGGAGCGAGCCCGGCAGAACCTGGCCGCCGCCGAGGAGCTGACGCAACAGGCTGCCACCATGATGGCCACGCCGGGCGCGAAGACGGCCAACATAACCCCGGCCGCCTCGCTGGGCATGGCCGCTGCCCAGATCCACGCGACTCGGGCCGTGGCCGAGGCGCTGGTCACGATCGCCGAGCACCTGACCGCACCCCCGCCCAAGCCGGACAGGTCCGCCGGTGACCTATGAGCCAGCCGGCCCTGTTCCCCGACCTGCCAGACCCGCCGGCACCTGAGCCGGGCCTGTCGGCGGGGCAGCGCCTCACCCTGCGCCAGCGCGCTGACGTCGCCGTCGGACGCCACCCCCTGACCCACGGCCGGCTGAGCGCCGACTCGGCCGCCCGGTGCGGCAACTGCCGGTTCCGGGTGTTGGAGCGCTGGCACGACCGCACCTACCCGAAGTGCGCCGCCCGCGACGGCGCCCGGATCGCCCACTCGGCGCAGTCGGATGTCCGGGCCTGGTGGCCCGGCTGCACCGACCACGAGTACGGCGACCCGAAGCTCTCGCCCGACGCTGCCCGCTCCGGCCCCGCCCGAGGAGACAGCCCGTGACCCGCACCCTGCGCTGGACGGAGGGCTCACTGATCCGCACCCCTGACCACGGCGTCTACGCGCTGATCAGAGAATCGGTCCGCCACGAGCGCCCGTACTACCAGCTCCTGTGGTACCCGACCCCGGGCGCTTTGCCGATCAACCTGGGCGACAGCCGCGAGCAGTACTCACGCGACTGGAACCGCGCCGGCACCATCAAGGAATGCCGCGCCCTCGCGCGCGAGCACTACGCCGCACAGGTCGCCACCAACACCACACCCCCCGAGGAGAACGCTCATGGTCAACCGTCCAGCTCGTCCCGCTAAGTCCGACCTGGTCGCCGTGGCCGAGTCCGCCCGCGTGATTGCCGAGGTCTGCCTGACCAGGCTGGTCAACGATGGCGGCCTCGTGCTGGCTGAGCTGGCCCGACTGCGCGAGTTCGAGCGCACCGCCACGCAGCTCACGCAGAGCGCAGCCGAAGATCGCGAGGCCCTGGCCCGGTGCCGCGAGCTGCTGCAAACCTGGGACGTCGCCGTGCCGAACGACAACGGCAAGAACGATGCGGTCGCCGCCGCGCGCTACACGACACGCCAGTGCGCCCAGCAGCTCGCCGAAGCCCTGGACCCGCCGTCGTGGGACACCGCCGACACCCTCAACACCGAACAGTCTGCTGCCACCGGACTCGATCCGGCCCTCACCGAGCCCGACCTGGGCATCGTCGGCGACACCGCGAGCTACCGCACATGAGAGCGATCACGGTCAAGCAACCCTGGGCCTGGGCCATCGCCGCCGGGCACAAGGACGTCGAGAACCGCACCACCAACTGGTCCTACCGTGGCCCCCTCGCGATCCACGCCGGCCGCCACTGGTCACGACGCGGCGAGGGCTCCACCCTCATCCAGACCGCGTGGCGCGCCCGCATCGCCGCGTCCATCCCGGTCGCCGCCGGGCAACCCGAGTTCGTCACCGGCGCCATCATCGCCGTCGTCGACCTGGTCGACATCCACCCCGCCGCCGACTACCAATCCTCCCGAACCTGCTGCGAGCCCTGGGGCGAAGCCCGCTACCGCAGCGCCGACCACCGCGACCGCACCGACGTCGTCCACCTCGTGCTCCGCGACCCCCGCCCCGTCACCCCATCGATCGACTGCACCGGCGCACTCGGGCTGTGGACCCCACCCCCGGACATCGCAGAGCTACTGGCCGCGCCGTGACCTGCTGCGCCCACCACACCCGAACCTGCGAACCACCGGCCGAGCTGTGCTGCCCACAATGCAGCGAGATCCACCACGGCATCCACGCCGACCCACCCGACTACGACCGCACCCTGACCAGCCACCACGACGGCTCGGTCTGCGTGCTCGACAGCCCAACACTGGAGAGCGACCCAACGTGATGCGGCCCGTCTCGGCCAAGCGCGCCCGGACCCTGTCGCGGCGCCGCAAGAACGTCCAGGACCGTGAACACGGGCGCCCACCGTGCGCGAGGCAGGCGATCTGCGGGAACGCGGCCGATGACCTGCACGAGATCGTGCGGCGCTCTCAGGCCGACTCGGCGGCCCGCGTGGACCTCCAGGTCTGGCTCTGCCGGCCGTGCCATGACTGGGTGGGTGAGCATCCGGCCGAGGCCGCCGCTGAGGGCCTGCACATGACCGGCGCGACCTACCGCCGGTTGATAGCTGATAGCACCGGCGCTATCGTCCGCGATATGCCTGACACCCCGCCCGATGAGGCCAGCAAGCAGATCCAGGTCCGGCTCCCCGAGGCGCGGCTGGCCGCTGTCGACGAGCGCGCCGGCCATGTGAAGCTGTCCCGCAATGAGTGGATCAACCGGGCGCTCGCGTGGGCGCTGGAGCAGCCTGTCCGCCGCCAGCGCGTGACCACGATCGAGGAGACCTGATGGCCCGGTGGCCGGCCCGATTGCAGTTCCGCGCCCGGGTGGCTCAGCACGCGATCGTCACGGGCATCTGCGCCAAGACCGGCGCCGAGCGGTCCACGGTGCTGCGCGCCATGCTCGACGTCGCCCGCCGTCATCCTGCCGAGCTGGCCCGTGCGATCGACGCCGAGCGTGCACGATGATGCGACCGATCCCCGAGGTGATGAGCCCCGCCGCCGCCGTCGAGGTGATCAACAGCCTGGACTGGCCGGAGGAGTTCGCGGCGATCACCGCCGAGCTGGTGCCGGCGCACACAGAGTGGGGTGAGGACGGCGAGTACGTCGAGCCCGCCCGGATCCTGGTGCGGGCCGAGGTGCAGTGCGCCTGGATGATCCACCCGAAGCCCTACGTCACGCACACCGTGACGCTGGCCACCGACGGCGAGCGCGACCTGCACGTGGATACGGTCCACTCGCTGACCCGCAACGCCTGGATGGCGCTGGCCGATCACCTGGTGCGCACCCACGCCGAGCCGCGCCTGCTCACCGAGATCCGCGAGCAGCAGGCCGACGCGCAGGCTCAGCTCGACCGGTTCCACGCGGCGTCCTATGAGGGCGGCCCGAGCTGATGTCGGAGTTCCTGGACCACGTCAACCCGAACGAGCTGACACCCGGCGAGCGCGCCACGATGGACCAGCGTTGGGCACGCGCTAACGAGGGCCTGGACATGCTCGTGATGCAGCTCCGGGACCACTACGTGACGTGCCAGTCGGGGCCGCCGTGCGTGTCCACGGAGGTCGCTCACTCGTTCGGGCTGCTGCTGAACGCCGGCCCGGCCGAGACGATGAGCGTGCTCCACGCCGCGCTGCACCGCCTGGCCAACCAGACCGCGACCGCCTCACCGGAGGCGGCGAAACAGGAAGCGAGCGACCGCCCGTGTCCCAGCCAGCCCGAGCCCAAGGAGCCCGAGTGAAGAACGCCAACCAACTGCCGTTGTTCGAGGAGAACGCGGTAGCGAACAGCACCGTGAAGATCACCAAGGCCGGGGACGGCCTGTCGGCCGCGCTCAAGGTCGCCCCGGAGGCCCTGTTCCTCGGGTCGGACCAGTACTTCGTCCTGCACGGCCGGGTGACACAGGTCGCGCACAAGGACGTCGACGGGGTGGTGACCCGCATCCACGTGATCGAGACGCAGGGCATCACCTCGATCGACCCGGAGCTGGCCCGCAAGTCGATCGACGCTGCCGCGCAGGAGACCGAGCGGCTACGCGCCGAGCAGACCGGGCAGTCCTCGATCGATGAGGTCGTCGACGCTGACATCGTGGACGAGGGCGACCCGGTGCAGTCGACGGTGGCCGCGTCCGAGCCGGACAACACGGTGCCGTTCAAGCGGGCCTCCGGCAAGGGCAAGAGCTAGCCGCGCCGTGCCCAAGCAGCCGGCACCGAAGCCCAAGCCCAAGCCGGCACCGAAGCCGACGAACAAGCCGCAGACGAAGGTCGCCCCGACGACCTCGTCGCCGCCGCGTAAGACGCCGGGCACGTAGTGCTCGACACGATGGACGCCGCGCCCGGGCAGACCTGCGAGAGCTGTCACCGCGAGGTCGACCCGGGCGAGGTGCTGTACGGCCACGTCGATGAGGACCGCTGCTGGGGTGCCGACCCGTTCGGGCTGCACGATCTGCACAACGGCGGCCCGAACAGCGACTTCGATCTCTCGTCGGGCCGGCAGTCCTCGGGCTGGATCTGCCAGGGCTGCTACCTGCTGACCGAGCCGCGCTGACCTCGCCGCCGCCCTGCGCTATCGTCTGGGCTGACCAGACAACAAACCCCAAGGAGACCCCACCCATGAACCGCCGTGAATGGCTCACCTATCTGGCCAAGCTGGCCGGCAAGCTCTGGGCCGAGACCCGTGGCGTACGCCGCCCGAAGGCCCGCGCGCTCGCCCTGATCGACGCGTACAAGGCGGCCCGCGCCGCCGCCGGCTGCCGGCTGTGCCAGGCCGGCTCGCACGACTCGTACAGCGCCGGCATCGCCCGCACCGTCCAGGGCCGCTTCGGTCTCGTGCGCGGCGTGGCCGCGCTGATCTGGAGCTGCCTGATCATGTCCGCTGGTCCGCGCGACCAGTACGGCTGGCGTCGAGGAGGCGTCTGATGTCGATCACTGTGCCCGTGTTCGGCGCGACCGAGGAACGCAACGTCGAGCCGGCTGTGCCGGGTATGCGCGTCATCCTCGCCGTGGATGCCGAGCGCTACGACCACAACCCGGCCGCGATGGAGGACGCCGGGGACGGCCCGGGCACTGTGATCGCGGTGCTGGCCGACCGGGCTGAGAGCCCGCTGCTGATCGAGTGGCCCTCGGGCGCCCGGTCGTTCCATCGGGCCGCCGCGCTGGTCGCGTTGGGCTGGCCCGTGGACGCAGCGCCGACGCCGGATCGGCATAGCCCGGCCAAGACGGACGCGATGGTCGACGCCGACTGGGACGCCGACGGCGGCATCAGCATCGGCCGCACCATCGGCACTGGGTTCTCGTCGCTCGGGTTCACCGTCGAGCAGGCCAGCCGCATCCACAGCCAGCTCACCGAGCTGCTGGGCCTGTCCAAGCCGGAGCTGCTGCCGATGCCCGAGGTGACCGAGGAGGACGACTACTTCACGCTCGGGCAGGAGCTGGCCTCCATCGCCGACCGGGAGCTGCGCGTGGCTGTGGCGTTCCTGCGGGGGCTGAACACGATGCAGCTCGACGCGCTCCAGACCACGACGGCGGCCGAGCCGGACGTCCGCGACGCACGGGGCAACCAGCTCTACCCCGGCCGGCGCGTGCATCGGCTGTCCGACATGGGTGTTGAGGGCTCGCTGCCCGGTACCGTCGTGGCGCTGCTGCCCGATGGCGTGTCGGTGCGCTGGGGCCAGAGCGTCGGCGTGGTCGTGACCGCGCCGCGCAAGCTCGTCGTCATCTGATGCCCGGCGAGCTGGCGGCCCGAGCGGACGCCCAGCACGCCGGCTACCCGCACATGCAGGGCCGGTGGGCCGATTGGCTCACCGGCCGCGTCACGCGCCGGGTGTGGCGCTTCGGCGTCCTGTACTTCGACGCCGGGGAAGCCACCCTGGTCGACCCGGACGGGCTCGACGGCAACCCCGAGCGGGTGTGCTACAGCTTCCGCGTGATGGTCGAGGTCACGCTGCCCGCCGACCGAGTGGAGATCACATGAGCCCGACAGCACCGACCGCCGCGAACGGCAACGACAACGCCCTGGCGAAGGTGGGCCTGAACTGGCGCCACCGCGCCAGCCGGCGCCTCACGCGGCGCACCCGACAACTGCACCTGCGGTTGGCGTCTGCGACCGTCGAGGGTGTCGAGCAGGCCGCCGCGACCGACGGGTTGACCGTGAACGGCTGGGTGGAGCAGACGCTGCTCGCCGAGCTGCTGGCCCGCGCGAACCGCCGCATCCAGTACGGCAACATCCAAGCCGACCTTGCGAGCGCCGAGCAGCCCCGAGACGGCACCCCGCCGTGATGTGGGCGCTGATGTGGGCCGGCGCCGGTAGCGCTGCCCTCGGGCTGCTCGTGGCCGCCGTCACCCTTCCTCGGAAAGGCCCCACCCACCGTGTTCGGCGTCATCATCGAAGCGCTCGGCATCGCCTTGGCCGCACCCGGCGTGCTGTGGCGGCTCATGTTCGGACCCAAGAAGCCCCCGCCTGGCAAGAAGCCGCCCAAGACGAAGCCCAAGAAGAGGAGATGACCGATGGCCCGCCCGCCGCTGCCCCCGGGCATGTTGGAGGTGTACCGCGAGGTTACGTGGATCAGCCCGCTCGGCCCGGTGCCGGCGCTGGACGCGATCCTGGACTGGCTCGACCACAACCCGGCCGAGGCCGCCTCGCTGCTGCCGGGGCTAGCCGCGTTCCTCAAGGCGAGGCGTGACCTGTGAGCGCCGCCGACGCCGCGCTGCTGCTGGCCGGGATCTGCGCCGGCATCCTGATCTGGGAGCTGGCCGGGTGGCTGCTGGAGCACAACCGCTGCATCGCGATCCGCGACAAGCGACCCGGCCAGGACGACTGGGGCCGCTGCGACCTGCGGCGCCGCCATGACGGGCTGCACATGCTCGAACGCGGCATGGACGCCGACGTGTACTGGTCCACTGCCGAGGTGCATCCCGAGGCGTACGAGCGGTTCTGGCGGTCCCAGGAGCAGCCACCGCGCCATGCCGCCACACTCACCGATGACCTGCTCGACCCCGACAACGATGGAGACCGTTGATGCCCGTCCCGCCCGGCCCTGTGCCGATGACCTACGCCGCCGACATCGTCGATATGGCCGACGGCTCCAAGATGGTGTGCGTCCGGTTCGACAGCCCGACGGGGATCTTCGTGGCGTTCCTCGATCCGCTGGCCGCGCAGCAGGTCTCGGAGAAGCTGGCCGATCTGTCGCGGCAGGCCCGCTCGGGCATCACGCTGGCGAAGCCGGGCGACGTCCCGCCGATGCCGCCGGCCACCCAGAACGGGTCGCGTCTCGGCCCGGCCAGCCCGGCCGCGCCCGCCGCACTGAGCGGTCTGGGCTTGCCAGACAAGATCAACCCTGCGCATACTGCCAGGTAACCCTCACCCAAGGAGGCGCCCCATGACCGTGCCAGCCGCGCACGCCGGGCAGTCCGGCCCGAAGCCCATCGAGCACACCGTCCTGCACGCCGGGGACGAGCACCCGCTGGGCTGCCCGAACTGCCACTCCGGCGATGACCTGATCCTGATCGAACGGTGCATCACCGAGCGGCTGGTGGCCGCCGTGTTCAAGGTCGACATCGCGACCGTGCCCGAGGTTGACCCGCTCACTGAGCCGTGGATGGATCGCGACCTGAACGAGGCCAAGCCCGTCGAGCTGATCGGGGTGCGGTGCAAGGCCTGCCGCTGGGGCTACGAGGGGCCGAATCCGCTGCTGGTGCTGACGACGGTGCCGCAGTGAGCGCCCCCGGCTGGATACCGCCGAAGCACGTGCAGGCCATCCTGGACGAGCAAGAGATGCGCGCGGCCGGGGGCTGGTGCGCGCCGGCCGGCTTCACGTGGAGCGACACCCCGGGGATGCCGCCGCTGCCGGACGTGCCACCCGCTGTGCGTGGCGGGGTGAAGTACGGCGAGCCGACCCCGGCCGGCACCTATGACGCTGGTCTGTTCGCCGCGATGAACGCCGCCGCCGAGCCCTACCCGACGGCGACGCAGCAGATCGTCCAGCAGGCCCTGACCAGGCAGGCTGAGCACGCCGACGCGCTGCTGGCACTGTGCCCGCACGCTGCGCTCGGCCACAGTGCGGCCCACGCCCGCCGGCACAACGGCGAGCCCTGCCCGTACTGGATCGCCCTGGCGCATCTGACCGGGCAGCCCGATCCGCGTGAGCGGATCGCAGAGTGGCGCGTCGAGGTGCCGTTCAAGGACGGCAAGCCCCCGCTGTCGCTGAACGACCGCCTGTCCTGGCCGGCGCATGCCTCCAAGGTCGAGCGGATCAAGGCGCTCACCCGCCGGGCACTGATCGACGCCGAGATCCCGCCGCTGGAGCAGGCGCACATCGAGATGCACTACCGGCCCAAGACCCGCCAGCTCCGCGACGTCGACAACCTGGTGGCGACGCTCAAGCCGATGATCGACGCGTTCCATCAGCCCGACGCCCGCTCGGGCTGGGTGGGGCTGCTCGCCGGTGACGACGCACGCTACGTGTCATGGTCACCGCCGGTGCTGCACGAGCCGGACAAGGCCAAGGGGCCTGCGACGTGGCTGGTGGTGCGCACCTCACTGGAGACGCGATGACTCCGCGCTCCCCGAGCTTCATCAGCCCGCCGCTGCTCGACCGCGCCGGCCGCCCGTTCGATTCGCTGCCGTGCACCCCGGACCCGGCGCGCTGGGATCTGGACGTCGAGCACGAGTCCCACGATGCCGGGCTGCACCGCCGCGCCGCTGCCCGCGCGATTTGCCTGTTCGAGTGCGCCGCGCTCGCCGAGTGCGCAGTACTCCGCAGGCAGCTCGGCGCGCTGGCCACGGGTGTCTGGGCCGGCCGGACCTACGGCCGGCGCCCGATGCCAGCCGAGACCGACCTCATCGTCCAAGTGTGGGCTGATCAAGCCGGGGTTACGCTCCCGTCAACACGAAGGGGGAACGCATGGCACAAGGGTGTTGCACACGTCGCCGCGAGGATGGCCACGTCGACCGGGTCGCCGTCGAACGGGCCGCCGCCGGGCACGCCGCCGAACTGTCCCCCACCGAGGCCCGGCTAGCGATGTGGCGGATGAGCCTGCAACGCAACGTCGGGCTCGATGAGAT